CTTCTGCTCCAGCGATACCTAACTGCTTGCTATACATCGATCCTTCAAGACTATGTATGTTATCAATCTTTGCAAGTTCTGGTTTAGCAAGTTTGAATAAGATATCAGACAGTGGTTGAACCTGTGGGAGTTCTTCATTGTAGAGATATTTTTCTACAAGAGTGTGCATGTCCGTACCACGACTGGTGGCCTTTCTTGTAATACGATCTGCTTCTTCATTACCGACTCTCTTACGCCATTTCTCAAAGATCTTACGATTATAATGACTGGTAATAGAAGTTATGGAGACCAACTTCAGAAGGTCTCCATCTTCGGGAACTTTATAGAAACGAACACCATCAATATTTTCCCTTTGAAGTTTAGGGAGATCAATTTCTACATGATTAAACATAATTTATCAAAGTTTAAGTTCGTTTTTAGCTACTAAGTATTCTTTACAAAGTCCAGATCTAACAATATCTTCAAGACCAAATTCAATAATATCGAATGAAGGCATTGCTCTCAGAATAGTCATGAAATCTACGATTCCATTTCTCTCGTTTGTTTTTGTTAAATCGGTTTGCGTTGCATCACCACAGAATGCAATTCGAGTATTCTCGCCAACTCTTGTTATTATACTATCAAGTTCATGAAAATTCAAGTTTTGAAATTCATCAACAATAACAATAGCATTATCTAATGTTGTTCCTCTAAGGAAAGAAGTAGACCAGAAACTGATAGTTCCTTGAGTTTTGAGATTGCCATACAGCATTTCAAAATCAGCATCTGTAGGCATTTCAAACATATACTTTACCATATTCTTATAGGGAATCTGATAAAGAGATGATTTATCTTCATGATCTCCAGGAAGAAAACCAATTTCACGGGTAGCGACTAGAGAACGAACGATGTAAATCTTTTGATATGGAGAGTTTTCATCCAACACATCTCTAATAGCATTGTATAATGTAATAAATGTTTTACCTGTACCAGCAGCGCCATATGCAACCAATTGCTTATCATCTGCATATGAATCGAACAACCTCTTCTGATTGTCTGTTAGTGGTTCAATGTCGATTAAGAGATCATTATTGATCGGTTTCTTTCTCTTCATTTGTTTCGCAGTCAATCCAACTCCAATGGGTTGGTCTCCATGGTTCTTTCTCTTTTTAGGCATAAGATTTAAATAGGTTTGACGTAAGATCCAGGGGCAGCCGCTGCTTTTTTAAGAACATCATTCCATCCAGGATTTTTATTGACGAGTTTATCTTTCCACTCACCAACCTCACCCACACCAGGCATGGTTGATGGATCAGAGTAATCTCTAAGCCAATCAGGATTGTCATCCCTCCATTGATCCCATTCATGAATGCTCATCTTCACTTCTTTTTGTTCACCAGTTTTTGTATTAACAACAGGATATGTAGCCATAATTTAAAGCACCGGACGTGTTTATTTATTGTGTAAGTTTTTTTATCTGTTTACGAATTCTATTCTCTAATTTTTCAACCTTATAATGAGGTCCAAAATATACATTATCATAGTTATCTTTTATGTGTTCTCCAGTAAGTTCATCATACAACAACTTTGAGATTCCATAAGAATGACCAGAATCGTCACACAAAGGATCGGCAAAAAAGTTATAGTCAGGATACTTTTCAACAAGCATTCCGTTAACCATAATATTATGAAATATTCCTCCACCTAAAACAATATTTTTACAATCATTTAATTTCATTGCTTTTTCAATAACAAAGATAACTTTCTTCTCCAATGCTTTCTGTACTGCATATGCTAAGTTGACTCTCTTATCAAAATCATCTCTATATTCTTTTAATTGAGGATATGGAATATCATTTAACAGTAGAGATGGGTGAAATAAATTAGCATTAGAATCATAGTATGAACCTACATGAAATGGAGGAAGATTATCATCTTCTTTTCCGTATGGAGCCATCCCCATAGTCTTTCCAACGTTTTCAACACGATAACCAAGATATCCAGTTATTGACTCGTACATAACACCCGCACTAATAGATGATGCTAAACGAAGATTAGTAAAATCAAGACGAGTTTTGTAGAGATCTATAATAGCATCTTCTACATCACTCCAACTATGAAGGATATCTTCATACTCACTGGCTCTAAATGCATCTGTCGCTACTTCTTTATAGAGTAGTTTCCATTGGTTGTCCCAATTATCGTCATCCCTAATTTTACTAAAGACAGTAACATGCTCATATAATCTATGACCAAATTCTAAATCTTGTCCATCATAAAAATCATCCTGCATCAAAGGGACTAAATCACCAACATGTCCCCATCCATCCATAACAACACATGTTGCTTCATCAAATGGAGAGAGATAATAACCAGATGCAGCATGATTAATATGGTGAGTAGAAAGTTTATTTCTTATCACAAGAGGTAAGGGGTCCTCACCTGCGGCTTTAGCAGCATAGATGTCTTTTTCATCAATAAAATCACACCCGAAAGGATTATCATCAAAGTAATTACTTACAGAAATTTTATGTTTTCTCAAAGATACTCTACATATCTCTTGATCAGGAATATCAGTATTAGAAAATACCACCCAATCAAGATGTTTTGTATACTTTTTAACCTCAGTAAGAGAAACCATAGGCATGGTAAAATCTCTTTTTACACCACTAACTCTCTCTTCCTTTAAGAAAAAACAAATTGTTCCTTTATGTAATAGACATAGACTTGCTCCATGTCCCGCTACATTTATACCTAAAATCCAGTCTGTTTTTACAGAGTTACTACTCATATAGCCTCCAAAATTCTTGTTTTAAGTTCTTCTTTATCATATTTTGGACCTAGAAAAACATTATCAAAATTTACTTTTTCATTATCGTTTAAGTGACCACCTATACACGCAATTGGACCATTATCATAACTCCATAATAAAGCATGTCCTAAAGATTGTCCAGCATCATTTGGAATGGGGTCAACAAAAAAATTCATGTGTGGAAATTTTTCAGTTAATGCTGCATTATTAACAACATTTAAAGCACATCCCCCACTAAGAACAATATTTTTACATTCATAATTATCATCAATAGATTTTATTATTTCCTCATATACTTTTTCAAAAGATTTTTGCATCTTGTATGCTAGATTTGCTCTTTTCTCATCAGAGGATATAATTTTTTCTAACTCAGGATAGTTTACCTCATCAAGAGTTCTACTTTGAGTAAATAAATGTTTATTTGATCTAAGAGTTCCTTCAAGGAAAAATGGAGGAATGGAATCGTCTTCTTTTCCAAAAGCAGATAAACCCATCGTTTTTCCGCATTCTATATTATCAAATCCCAAATATGAACTAGTTACACCATACATAATTCCAATATCCATATGACTGGTGACTCTAACATTTGGTATACTGCTAAAGAATTCTTTTACCGATGGAGTACCTAAATCAGATGCTCCAGTTTTTTGTCTGGAATTCCAACATTGTAAATCATGAAGACCGTCTCTACGATTCGGATCATACATTGCAACTCTATCGAGCAATTGAAAATTATTTGGGAAGGATACTTCATAGATGCTGGTAGACTCATCTGCACGGATTGAAGGAAACGGTAATCCATGCGAGTCCAGATCATACCATTGATCGGTGGTGGATCCCCATCCATCAACTACTACGCATATAGCTTCATCAAATCCAGACGCATAAAAACCACAGGCAGCATGATGTAGATGATGCTCATCAGTAGATTCGACCTGATCATCAGGGAGAGGAGCACCTTGAATGATATTCAACTTCTCAAGATGGTATTGTAAGTTCTTTAAGTGATCATAGTTAGACAAATTTGAAACTAAAAGTTTATCTAAAGATCTAGTATGTTTCGCTACTAGATGTAACGATTCAAAAGGAAATGAAGAGTCATGTTTATCTCTAGATATTCTTTCTTCTTTTATAAAGAGGTCTACCTTACCATCTTTTAAAAGAGTAATTGATCCATCATGGGCAGCAAAACTTATAGCCAATACCCATTCGTAATTATCGCTTTCCAGTTTGAAGTCTAATTTATTACTTCCCATTTGGATTCTCCACTAACATATTAATTTCTGGTAGATAAAGATAAGGAATCGTAGATAATTTAAGTGTTTCTATAGCATCCTCAGGAGTTTCTACTATTGGATCTCCAGCAAGATTGAACGATGTATTCAATAGGAGAGGAACCCCCGTCATTACAAAGAATTTAGAGATTAAATTATAATAGTTTGGATTCTGAGAACGTCTTAGTGTCTGCACCCTACAAGTATTGTCTACATGAACTACTGCGGGCATCTCTTTTATCTTTTCTTCTCTACATCTAATCGAATATCCCATAAAAGGAGACTCACCAAAATGTTCCATATAAAAGTAATCATTCGCATATTCATATAGAATTGTAGCTGCAAATGGTCTGAAAGATTCTCTTTGCTTTACGACGTTTACAATGTCTTTTCCATTTATATTCCTAGGATCAAATAGAAGAGATCTATTACCTAAAGCTCTTTCTCCTGCCTCTGATCTACCTTGATACAAAGCAACAATTTTTTGCTCTAGTAATTTGTTTACAACATCAGTCGCAGATACATTTTCAATGATTTTCATTTACTTCAACCCAAATATAAAGTGGTTAGTGGATTTTTTACTGTTGATCCAGTTAATTTATAGTAAAGCCATTTAGCGGCACCTAGAGCAGTTCCTGCATCATTTGGAATAGGATCTATGTATAGTTTAACACTATTCGGCAATTGTTCCAAGTATCTATAATTATTCATACAGTTAGCGGAATATCCTCCACTAAGAATTACATTTTTAGAATCTGTAAATTCAACTGCTTTTCTAATTAAAGACACAGTATGTTTTAAAGTTTCATCTTGTAGTTTTTTAGCTATTTTACATTTATAGAAAAATGCTTCTTCACTAAAATCTGTTCTCTCAAATGGAAATGGGTTATCTTCGGATAGATAATCCGCAAGATCTGTTGTTGTTACTCTTACTCCTTCATCATTAACATACCAATCAATTTCATCCCACCATCCTGAATTAACTTTTGAATTTTTACAGTAAGAAGCCATCCCCATTACTTTTCCAGCATCTTCACCAGATCTAAATCCAAGTAGATAAGACATCCTATTGAATAAAGGTCCACAACTAAGAGAATTTGAAATAACTAGATCATCGTCTTCATGGACAAAGTAATCTTTAATCGAAATATCTTCTGTACTTTCTGGAGAGTTTCCTGAAAATCCAAAGTGTTGCCATTCGTCTTCTATACCGTTTTCATAATCACAAAAGAAAATACTTTCAACTTCTCTAAAATAATTATAATCTCCTGTTGTATCATAAATAACATCTTCATCGTCAAACAATCCACCTCCACCGTCCATGACTAGTGAAACTGCATCATCAAATCCTGAAGCATAAAATGAATTTGCTGCATGATATATGTGATGGTTTTCTGATTGGAATATTACCTCATCCCAAGTTACACCACCTTCTTTTAATCTTTCCAAATACTCATCAATAATTACATCATCAGAAGTTCTGGGACATTCTTCTTCTCGTTCAAAAGAACTGAATATAATATAATCAATATGATTAGTGTATTTTAAAACTTCATCAAGAAAGTAAATTGAAAGTCTTCTATAGTCTTCCCAGTCTGTTGATTCGGTAACGTTATAACCTTTTTGTCTGCAAATTCTTTCATCTTCCAAAAAGTATTTAATTACTCCATCTTCTATTAAACAAGAAGAACCATGGTGTGAAATATTAATTCCAAGAATTTTCATACTAACTCACATTTGATACAACTATTAATTCTTTGTTTTCAGGTAGCCACAAATACTCTAGATCACTATTCTCAAGACTTTTAATAGCATCTTCAATGGTATGAACTAAGGGTTCTCCAGCAAGATTGAATGAGGTATTTCCTAAAATTGGTGGGAAATCAGCATCCTCACTATTCCAGAATTCATGTATCAAGTCATAAAAAACAGGATTTTGTTCTCTTTCTAATGTTTGAATCCTGCATGTATTATCTTCATGCATAATTGCTGGTATTAATTCAGCATCGGATTCATTTTTAATTGATACCGCGTAACTCATCCAAGGGGAATCTTCTATTCCTTGCATATCAAACCATTCAGCAGCATATTCTTTAAGAATTGTGCCTGCAAAAGGTCTCCAAGACTCTCTTTTTTTTAATTTATTGATGTAGGCTTGACCATGAGCAAGTCTAGGGTCAAAGACAATAGATCTATTTCCTAATGCCCTAGGGCCCGCTTCTGCTTCTCCTTGGAAGAGTGCTACTGCTGCATTACTCGTGAGTAATCCAACAATATCTTGAGTGGTTATATTTTTGATTGTCTTCATTACGAAGGTTAAAACTTTTTTATTATTTATTCAAGTGTAATAGCAGATTGATCATGACAGTCGGGACAATCATCGCTTTTATCCCAACTCAATGCTTCTGCAATAGTAGGAAAGTTGCAGATGAAGATACAACGTGCAGACTCTGCAATGTCCATGTGCTCCTTCTGTGTGCCGTTTGCAGAGCGCAAATCGATATAATGGATCCACGACCTTACAGAGCCAGTCATGTAGAGTCTCGTAGGCACAGCGAGGGGAAGCACGAACCGGGCACATTCCTTTGCAATTTCATCATCAAGCATTGACTGATACAAATCCATACCACGCTTGAAATGATCTTGCATTAGGATCTGATACTTCTGAATCAAGAATGGATCTACATCATCAATACTATTCTGACGATTCTTATCATCCTGACGACGAAGTTCAGGAAGGGGAATAGTATCCGCAAGCATTGAACTATCAGCATACCTTTGAGAAAACTCTTGATATGTAAATGATCTGTGCCGAAGTATTTGAGCCGCTAGACCTCTTGTAGTTTCAATCTCAAGAGTCATGAATGCTTGCTCAAAGATGCTCCAGTGATGATGTTTAATACAATACTTAAGGAGACCCGCAATCTTTTCATTCTCTTGATTCTTAGGGTTACTCACACGGGCGCAATAGGCCATGTGCTTTTCTGCATCGGGTGTAACAGAGATCAATTTGCAATCATTCATTTGTAATACTTTCTTCTTCTGGGTTCTCTTGGGTTGTTTGTTTTTTTAATCTTTTTTTGTACTTCTTACGAACTTTCTTAAGTAGGTTTCTTTCCTCCTTAATCATTTGATACGCATCTTCGGATGATATTTTACCACCCATTTCCATGCATGTAATCACTTCTACCCTTGTCCCAAAGTGTTTTAATGCTTCTTCAAATGTATTTAATTGTGAGTACATAATAACCTCTTAATCTGGATAACCGTCATCATCATCTTCAACAAATACCTCATCATAATCAGAAAGTTCTAATGGTTGTGTGTATGCTGATGGATCAGAGTATACTTCTGATTTTAGCAGATCTACAACATTTTCCAAAGCTGCGATAAGTTCTTTGAGCTTGGCTTGTTCCATCCTTATTAACCTCAACAAAGGTAATTATAGTTAAAAAAAAGGGAGGCGTCAAGCCTCCCAGTATGTATATTATTTTAGAAGTATCCTACATATTTTCTTACACTCATTTTGATGATTAATATCACACTCGACTATACATTCATAATAATCTGCGATTTTTTGATTCTCTGCTTCAAGGTCATCTATTGTACTCTCTAAATGACGCCATTCTTCCAAT